CTACGCTCAGATGCGTTTCAAAAATGTTTCACAGGTTTTCCAGAGTTATGTATTCCTCTGGGTCCCTGTTTGACGGAGAAACCATCAACATTAGACAGGATTCATTTCCTTCCTCATGCGAGCACTATCAGAATACCCTTCCTTGCGAGGGAGAGGCAACCTTAGGTGTAGACCTCACGGTCGTTCACCCGCTCACAATCAGAGCGACAAAAGGGTTCATCGCTTTCCTGCTCTTAGGACATAGGATATGTCAAGTCGTATTGCACGATTCGGCGTCTCTTCTACCCTTTCAGGTAGCGATTTGGTTATCTTACTTCACCGATAGAGGTAGGTGATCTATTTCAATTCCTGTTCCTCCATAGGCTTCAAGGCCGAGCTCAAGCTTAACTTACGGTATTCGCGGATCCCCGCAGTGCTGTACAGGAAGAGGTTCCATTCGGCGTCTCTTCCTCGTTAAGCTCTTGCTTAAGGAGCGTTCACGAGGCGATTTGGATATTCTACTTCGGTCGAGCGGCAGCTTGCCCACTCGCCTTCAGAGCCGATCTCGGATACAGCACGTCGGATCACCTCGATTCGGCGTCTCTTCCTAGAGTTACCTAGGCGATTTGATTATTTTACTTCACTAATTATTAGTAGGTGGTCTATTTCAACTCCTAGTCTAACAATCAGCTTCAAAGCCGAGCTCAAGATACCGCAGAAGAAGAGTCCCCTCTCCTCCCTCCATAGGACCCTAAGAGTTGTTGACTGGGTCAACAGTTGCCCTAAACGTACTAGAGTATCGATACCATCTCTTAAGCATCTTAGACTCAGATGTTGGAGGTTTACCCTCTGACACCCTTGTCTGGATGTTTCTAGGAAATGGTAACGCCGCGAACTCAGTTTCGATCTCTCGGAACTGAGTCCACAAGTTCTCAAGGCTCTCCCAGTCAAGGGAGCAGCCAGGGAGCGAAGAATCAAGCGGTTTCGCAATCTGTACAGTCCGAGTTCGATATTGCACTGGCGGGGCCACTGCAACTCCAGCGGCCGAGGTAGGAACCTCGGTTGCCAGGACGAACGGGACACGGGGTTTTACACTAGGTGTAGACAAACGGCCTTTACGGACTGAAGCGGAGACCCACTCCTTAAAATCTTTCTCATTGTCATATTCAGAGATCCATTCAGGCAACACAGTTGCCTTAAGGTGCTCTAAATAGAGGGCTTTGAGATCGAGATCAGGGTGTGGAACCACTCCAGCTTCCGTAATAACTGTGCCTTTTGGGTCTGATTCGTAAACAAGCTCCAGTCGAGCATTATACTCTTCTAGAGTCTGCGGACGATACCATTGCCCATCCTTAGTGTACCACCCCTCAGGTGGACAGAAGACCTCCTCAACAATCTCCTTCGTTTCCGTGGTTGCCTGAGGCAATAAGATTTCCTCTAGCTTAGTACGAAGGTCCCGAGCGGTTATGACCACATCCATGAAAGCCTCTCGATACACTGTCTCATTCAAGGAATCCACCACCTCACTAGGTGTAGTGGCTTCAATCCCTGGATGCGACGATGCTCGTGAAGGATCTCGTGGCGTCGTGCCATAATGTTCACGATCTCTGTAGACCGTCCCTAACCTTTTAGCCAGAGCTACTAACTCTGAGTAAGAGTCTAGGTACTCAAGAATGAGTTTTACTTCACTCTCGAAGAATAATCTACAAAGACCCTGAACCCTGGTCATCGAAGTCTTATATAGGGAAGTTACCGATTTCAAGGGTAACCAACCTTTTAGACCTGTGTAACCAGGCCCCCCGGGACCGTAGAACGTAATTATGTAGTTACGCAATCGTTTCGGAAGAGAGAATAATCTTTTTGATGCTGAAGCTTTTGCTCGATACCCATATCCCAGGACAGATAGCATCTGCCCAAATGATAATGAGTATTTCCGCACTAGCTCCAATAGGCCAGCCAAGGATTGGCGGCCTACCACAAACTCAGCGAATGGAACCATTGAGACGTTCACTCCATTACGGAATGTACGCTTCGCAAACTCCATCGTTGAGCCTGATGTTGAAATCAGAGACTTGTGGTCCCCGATCCCGACATCTAAAGACTTCATAATTCCAGCGTATTGCTTGGCTACACAGTCACGTGCTATGACTACGTCGTCTCCCAAGACGGCGTAGCCCTCGTACCATGGTTTATTAGCGGTAAGTACGCCCGCTCTGAGAGCGGACCACTGAACGATTGCATGGTGGAGAAAAGCCAGCATCGCCCATGAACTGAGCGCACCCATAGGTTGACCAGTAGCATACTGGACAAATCCCAGCTCAGAAACAGTCTGTTTAGGACCGTCTCCAAACTTGATTGTCTTGGGACAGTGATACTTCCGACCAACCATAAGGCAACCCCACAGCTCTGCCCCCCAACTTGTTAAGAAGGGGGATAGTAGTACTTTTTGAAGTACGATAGGCAGGCGATCGGTGGCGGCCGACAGATCAAATGAATACAAGGAAATTGGTTTTGAGAATTTCTTCTCATTAGCTTCTTTCCAAGTAAACAGATTTCTTATCGGACGCTCCTGATCGAATGTCCCATCCTGTGGTATTCGCTCCAGTAGCCCAAAGATCGCTTTATGAAGGCGATCGAAAAGCCATTGTGTCCACGGGTCAACCATGGCAAACACCCGAACCTTACCGGCTGGTTCCGGTTTGAACCCAAGTTTCCCAAGCCAATTAGTTGCTTCAAATGGACATTTCGGTCCACCTGAGGATAAGGGAAGAGAATCCTCCCAAACCCACAACTCTTTGGCCCAAGATTCTATCCGGTTCAATACCCACTGATTATTAGTCATATTACACCAATTTCGCAAAATTGGGTACAGAGGACTATGTAACCATGTGTGTGCTGAAGCCAGAATAGATGCAGGTGATGTGCTCTGAGCCCCGCTCTGAACATTATCACCCCGCACCGCGGGTCCAGACTTAGAAATCAGGAACGGTTTGGCCCGGAGTCCCTTTAAGAATTCAAGAGGACCCTCGCCCTCTTCAGACCACAGTGCATCCGTAACTGTTCCATCCTCATGAAACAGTTTCTTAAGCACGTGGGTGAAGTGGTTGAATACGAATTGACTAAATTCGTAAGTCATAAGAGGATCTCCTCCGTACTCTTTCGTGATGGTACTTATCTTCACCTTTCCTGGGAAATCTAATACTCGGTATAACCCGAATAAAGTTGCCCAGAATCGGATCGTCCAAGTATCACCCGATCGAATACGAGCCCGGTGAAGGGCGGGAATGATTGAAGGGATCCCCCCATGCGTTCGACCGACCCTAGCCCCGAAAGGCGTTAGGTCGTGTAGTCGTTGCCCACCTACCACTTGCTGGAGCATAGAAGAACAAGCCTTGAGATAAATCACAAGGTACTTGATCCCCCCATGTTTGTACAGCCGGTGATAGGCGGCTAACGTAGTGATTACCACTTTGACAACTGAAAGGTTGACTCTCCGTCCCAGAAGTGATATACATCCTAAGATGTGTACCACAGCTGGACGCCCAAGTTTTACCTTGAGCATGGCATTAAGAGACGAATAGGAGCTTAGCAGTCGAGAATACGCACGACCAAGCGTTCGCTTGATGTTTGTGTTTATTGTCACTGT